ATATGCGCTTAAATTTTATTATTCTCTCTTCTAGATTTTTAAAGTTTTTCATTACGGTATTAAATCCGGAAAGGTTTCCTTTACTAGTTTATAAGTTAATCCCCGATATTTCAGCTTTTTGTCTTTAACCTGTATTACTACTTCGGCCTCCTTTGGATGTAATTCCTCCAATAGCTGAATAAACAATTGCTCTCTCCTTAATGTAGTCAATCCTTCATTACCTCCTTCAACGAAAAGATAAAGTTTTCTAATGTTTGGATAGAGATAAGTGGGATTGTACTCGTCCGGTGAACCTACCGTCTTATATGGCGGAGCGCCCTCGGGGAGCAAAAATTTGATATCTGGATGAAATGCATATTTTAACAATTCCTTTAATGGGTTGGATCCATGTTCTAGTAAAATCTTCTTACGCTCTGTAATAGATTTTGCTTTTGCGATATCCTCAAATATTATTGGTATACTAAGTGCCATAAATTAAAACTCCGATAAGTTTTCAGTTAAGTTTTTTAATCTATGTTCTACAAAATAAGTAAGTAATCGCTTCCTGTCTCCAACCTGTGTTTCCTTAAATTGTTTAGTTATATTTATACAAATTGAGGAGGGTATTTCACCCAAATCTACTAACTGTTTGTTTCTATTCAGATTACGTAACATTTCATTATCGCAGAACATCTCTGGATCAAGGTCTTGCCATGCATCAATTTTCTTCTTTGTTATAGGCCTTTGTCTTCTACCCTCATCAACAAAAACATTATCATCCGACAAAATATTAGGTACTCCATCACTAACATCACCTTTTATAATTTTTTCATGTAAAGACCTTTTAGAATCACCCTCAACAAACTTTTTTTGTATAGGTGAATATTGTCTAACATTAAATTTATGTAACTGTACAAAATCTTTATCACTCGATAATATTAAAGTTCTCTCATTTGCCAAGTTCACTAGAACAGCAATAATATCATCAGCCTCTGCTCCCTCTACCTGTAAAACTTTATAAGGAAACCATTCTGTTAATTCTGACTTTAATAAGTTTAGACAATCATATAAATCCTGCCAATCAATATCAGAAGTAGTAGCTTTAGCTTTTCTTCTTGATGCTTTATAATTAGGAAAAATATCTTTTCGCCATGACTTAGGTGAGTCACAACATAAAATTACTTCACCATATTCTTTTGTAAATTTATTTCTATATAATCGCAAAGTATTCAATACAGAAGGTCTTAATACTTCCATACTAACATCACCATATTTTGCTGAAGTCATGTATGAACCTATAAAGATTTGCGAAAAATCAACTAGTAGCGACATCTTTCTTATTCTTATCAATTATTTGCTGGACTTCCATAGGATCTTTAATAGCATGTAAAAACTGTTGCCATTGTCCTGATCTTAATCCCCAGTTATAAAACATATCGAAATAACTTTTTTGAATCCTTAAAAGATTCTGTATATCTTCATCCCAAAAATGTTCTATGGCACGACCCAAAATATGGCCATGTACCTGTGCGTGTTTCTCTACATCTTGTTCAAAGCCATACATCCAAGGAAAATTTGCTCCTGTTTCTGGTATTGCTCCAAGACTCGGTACTACTGCTAAACACCCAGCGCTACAGGATTCAATTAATGTAATACAACTTGTTTCCTCATAGATACTAGGATAAGCCATAATATGTTGATTAGGTAACATTTCTCTTATAGCATCATTTGAAACTGTACCATGATAATTTACACCTTCTGTTTCTCTTGCTCGTTTATATATGTGTCTAAATTGTTCATCTAAATGGGGTCTATCATATATTTGAAAACTTGAATAAACATTGAGTTCAGCGTTTAATCCTTCTTTAAGTGTATTTCTCATAAAGTCCCAAGCGTTTAATAATACTTCAAGTCCTCTATGTGGTGTAGAAAAATAACACACATTAATTTTATCATCTTTAGGTTTTTCATGTGCAGGAATTGGTGTAATAGCATTTTGTATTACAATTCCTTTATCATAAGGAACACCAAGATAAGCACTAAATTGATATTGCTGCCAATGACTAACAAATACAACTCTTTCAAACCTATTTAAACTTACTTCTTCTTTTAAATGTTGTACTTCTGGATCATTTGCTAAATCATGAACCCAAAGAATTCTTTTTTTATCTTCCTCTAATTCTCTAACTCTTGTACTAATGATTTGAAAATTATCAAGCAAACCCGACTCGCGTTTTTCCATGTGATCATAGAGCCAGTTTCTCATAAGTTCTGTTCCACCTATTGCATTTTTAGATACTGCTGGTAATTCACCGGCCTTATCTTCTTCAAAATCTATCTTAAATTCTACATCATCTTCAGGATTTTCTATTGATATAGAATCAGTTGAACTTATCCTATTCGCGTCTTCTGTACTAACTGCTTTAACCATAAATTTTCCTTCATATAAAACAACACCATAGGACATAATCTACGGCGAACTTCGATTAGACCTATGGTGTTACCCCTTAATTATTCTTTTATATTATTATACTACATTTTTTAAAAATGTCAAGTCATGAACTTTCCTAAATCACCTGTAAATTGTTTATCGGTTATAGATTGTGGTTTTTTCTTTTCAAAATTTGGACTTGTTGTATGTTTTTTCTTACCAAAGATAGCTTTTGGTTTATGATCCATCCATGTACCTTCCTTGACAAGTTTTTCTAGTTCAGTATAACATTTATCTGAACATACATAAACTGAATCTAGTGGATTATTCCACCAATGTCCCACATCATGCTTTGGATTTATTTGTGTATCGTAACAATAAGAACAAATCATAAGTTTGCCATAAATTGTTTATCTGTAATTGCAATGTTTTCCACAGGTACATAATCTGCTTCAATCATATCTGATTTCCATACCATATTAATATCTGGATAAAATACACCTACTGAACGTTTAGGAGAACCATCTGAATTATATGCCATCGCTACACATTTCCATGTAGTTCTTTCATTTTCTTGTGGCCCCATAAAATCAGAAATCCAATCACCGGTTCTAAGATAATGTTCCATATATCTAATATACGCTTTTTTACTATCTGCTAAATTCAATTCACGTTGTTTTACTTGTGGTGTCAAACCACGACCTCTTGAATTTTTTGAGTGTGATGATACTGCTTCTTTAGTTTCTTTAATCCATGCTAACATTTTTCAAAGATAGTTTGTCATCATCGGGTTTTGCGAGAACAGACTTTGCTATATTTTTATACTCTGCCGGTTTTTTCTTTGCTCTCATTTCTGCAAGTCTTGTTCGTAACTTCTCTTTATGTTCTTCAGAGATTTTACGTGTCTTTTTAATCTTAATTGGTTTTCGTTCTATTACTGTTTTTTTCTTCGCCATTTTATTTCTCTATAATATAGTAAGTGTGAAAAAACCATGCTAGTGTCCTTGTACTTCGATACCTAGAGTCTTGAGTCCTACGAACTTCTCACGAATCGCTGTCACCTCTCTAGTGTATGCTGTCATCGTTGTTCTTCAATCCCGACTGCAACATTCGCACATAACATTCCTACCTCAGAGCCACATTAGGGGGAGTTACCCTAGCAGAGCAGTCAACGAACTGATGCTATCTCTGATCCAAATCACCATCCACCTACTCAGAATGCTTAGGCTTTTTTCACATTTTAAAAATTACAATGCTCCATTATAAACATAAGTATCTAAAAAGTGCCAGATAAATTCTGGTGCATTTAAATATCTTAAAAGTGCTAAAAAGTCTTGATGTAAAAAACTTAATCCCGAAAAAAAGGAAATATAAGTAATTAACATTAAGACTAATAAACTGATTCCTATAATTTTTGTACTCATAAACATATTCATATTAACCAATCCCTGTCCAACGGACTTTTCCTCTTTCTTCAAAAACATTTCCTCTAGCAAAGTTTCTAGCTGGTGCATTCCATCCGGCGGCTTTCAACATATCACCTTCTCGGAATTTTTTGTCTCCAGCTTTTACGATAAAACCTTTAACTGATCTACTCGATCCGCTTTTACCAGTAATTTTCCAATACCGACTACCTTCTGAAACTTCAAGGCCATCACAATATTCTTCGTACATAGTTGTATTTATCGCTCTGCTTTCGTCTCCATTAGCACAACGATCTGACCAATCTTTATAATCGGCTTTCATTGCTTCTAAAACTTTTTCAATTTCGTTTCTCATAATACACACCAATATTTTTCTGATTTCATGAATTTACCAGAACCATTTTTTCCCATTCTGGTCTTTCCATGTCCGGCTTTATAATTAGCCGTAATACTTCTTCTTGGTTCACCCAAGACTTTTTCACTTCTTAA